TCCAGCGTTTCGCTTGTGGCCCTGCAAATCTTTCGGGAACCATCACGGCATTGAGCGGAGCGGTGGAGGGCGATTCCTACACGGTGCAGTTCTTGGGGAATGCTGGCCTTGGGTCGGTGCAGACCACCTTCACCTTCGGCCCCTGCCAGCGGTTTGATTCCATCCCCGTTCACTTTGTTAACAAGTACGGCGGGATTGATTCCTACACCTTCACCATGAAGAACCGAAAGCGGGCCAACATCCAGCGGGAAGTGTTTGGCTACAACTCCGATGTCTATGCAACCACGACCTACAACAAGGTTTGGGCGGGGTCGTTTGACTTCGTGTACGCCCTGAATAGCGATTGGCTGACCGACGCCGAATCCGAGTGGTTGATTGAGATGGTGCGTAGCGGGTATGTATGGCTCGAACTTGGGGGAACCCTTGTGGAAGCGGTGGTCAACGCCAACCAGTATCAATTTGTAACCAGACGGAACGACCGCCTCACGCAGTTGCAGTTGGAAGTTGCAGTAGCCTACGACAACAACATCCTATGAGTGTAACCCTCATAGCCTACCCGACGACCAGTTTCATCAACGACTTGGCGGCGTGGAACAACTTCAACACCCGTGCCGATGCCGATGGAGCGGACACCAAGGAAGACGCTTGCTTTGACTGCCTCTACCTGCGCTTTGCGGGGCTGAATGCCATGCCCGAACTTGCCTATGTCCTTGACACGATGGGCGGGACCGACATCGCCGTCACCTATAGCATCGGGGACATTGAGGATGTGACCAAGCAACGGGGTAGTTTCAGCAAAACCATTACCCTGCCGAACACCCCGACGAATCGGGCCTGCTTTGCGTATGCGTACAATATCCAGTCCTTTGTGGGTGGATTCCAACCCAACAAGCGGATAAGAGCCGCCATGTGGGAGGACGGGGTGCAGGTGTTCAGCGGAGTGCTGCAGTTGCTATCCATGTCCAAGACCAAGGGAACCGTCACCTACGAGGTGGGGTTATTTACGGACAATGTGAGTTTGTTCAAAGCCATTGAGGGCAATATGCTGGTGAACACGGCGGGCGTTACAGGCATGAACCACACGCCCACCAGCGGCCATGTGAGCGGTACTTGGACGGCAAGCGGTGCGTTGAGCAGCGGGTATGTTTACGGCGTGGTTGATGCGGCGGGGTTCACGGACATCTTGAACCAAGGCGGCGGCTGGTTCCAAGCCCCATGGTGGAGGCTCGGACCAAGCATCTATGTCAAGAAGATGGTGGACCTCATTTTCACCGAGGCGGGATTCAGGTACTCGTCCAACTTCTTCAACTCGTCGCTATTCAATAAACTGGTCATCCCATACGCAGCGGGGACGATGCCCACCAACCTTTCGGGGTCCAATATTTTTGCGGCAAGTACGGGAAACATCACTTACTTGGTTAATGACAATGGAACGATTGATTTTCAAAACGACTCAACGGGTCCCTATTATGACCGTTCGGGTTATTGGTCAACGGCAAATAGCCGATTTAATGCCCCTATTACTCCATCCCGATGGAATGTGGAGATAGGGTTTGTAGTGTCGTCAACGGTAGCAAATAGCCTTTACACTTATAGCGCATCAATACGCAATTTGTCATCCTCTGGTGACATCGTAAACATCGGCCCAAACATCAACGGGTTAACGGGTAAACGATACACGATTAAGTTTGACAATATCACCGTCCCTGCAAATGCAGCGGTTAATATTGGATTCCGTGTCAATTCGTTGACAACAAATAATTTCTACACAATTCCATCAGGCGCAACAGTTCAATGGACCTGTCTTGAAAACCCATCCAATATCGGCGTGCTGGATATGCGGACCGCCCTGCCTGCCGATGTCAAGCAGTCGGACCTCCTGCAAGATTTGCAGAAGATGTTCAACCTCCAGTTCATGCCCGACCCGCAGGACCCGAAACTCCTATACATTGAACCTTGGAAGGACTTCTATTCTTCGGGGTCGGTGGTGGACTGGTCGCAAAAATCCGACGAGAACGCCGAGCAAAACCTCACCAACGGCGACCCCAACGCCTATACCAATATCATTTTCAAGTACAAGGACATGGGGGACTATTTGTCCAAGACCTATAAGCAGTCCTATCCGCTTGCAAGGGAAGGCTACGGCGGGCGAATCTTCAACACGGGCAACTTTTACGGCAAGGGGGACAAGGTGGTTGAAACACTATGCGGCACTCTTATCCCCGCATCCTTCAGCACGGACAAAATCGTGGGCAGGACTTGGGACATCGACGGAACTCTCGCAAGCGGAACCATCAAGCCTCTGCAAACGGGCTATCGATTGGCGCAGTATAACTTGATTGAAGGGCAGACCGAGTGGGCCTACCAATACGGGGTCAGCGGGAACACGGCCCTATCCGTGGGCATCCTCAAGATGCCCTTCGTGTCCCACATTGACAACCCATACGCCCCGAATGTGGACCTCACCTTCGGGCAGCCAAGGTTGGTGTACTACAACGCCGTGAACGCAAGCGGGTCGCCGTACGCCTACACCAACAACAACCTCTACAACAATTACTGGCTGAACTATATCAACGAAACCGTATCGCAGGAAGCCTTGCAGTTGGAACTCACGATGCTGCTCTCGTCCGTGGACATCTACCAACTGGACTTCCGCAAGCCCGTCTATTACGGCGGTATTCGTTGGAGGTTGCTGGAGATTCGGGACTACCTGGTCGGGCAGATGAAGCCCTGCCGTGTGACCCTGCGACGCATACTGAACCTGACCGACTTTGCTGCAACCACGACCACCCCGATTGCAAGCAACCCCGAATTTTTGTTTAACGGTCCCATTGACCCCGACCCTGTGGACCCAGGATATGAACCCCCGATAAACCCCGAACTCCCTTCTGAAGGATAACCATGGCAGATGTAACCAAAGAGATTGCACTTGAGGTAAGCCTCAAGGATAGCACAAGCGCAGGAACGCAAAGCGCAAAGCAGCGTCTGCGTGAGATGCAGAAAGAATTGATTGCAATGGCTCAAGCGGGCCAGCAAGGGACTGATGCGTTCAAGAGATTGGAACAACAGGCGGGTTCGCTCAAGGATGAAATCGGTGATGTCAATCAGCGAATCAAGAATCTCGCATCCGACACCAAAAGGATTGACGCTTTTGTTGGTGCGGTGCAGGGCATAGCAGCAGGCTTCCAAATCGCTCAAGGAGCGGCGGCATTGTTCGGCGATGAAAATGAGGACTTGCAAAAGGCAATGCTCAAGGTGCAAGGGGCGATTGCTTTAGCCAACGGGGTTCAGCAGGTGGCCAACCTATTGCAGAAGGAATCATCGGTAATGATGGGGCTAAATACCCTTGCAACAAAAGCCTACGCCACGGTCGTAGGTGATGCAACTGAAAAAACGAGGTTGTTTAGGCTTGCCCTTGCGGGATTGGGGCTTGCGGGAATCTTGGTCGTGCTTGGCTTGATTGCCGAAGCCATGGGTTTTTTTAACAAAGTGACGGAAGAGGCTACAAGTTCGCAAAAGGACTTGAAACGCTCCTTGGAAGATACTGCTGGAACACTTGAGTACTATGAACGGAAACTCAAAGCCAACGGAGCAACCGAGGCAGACCTTGCCAAAATCCGCAGGAAGGCCCTTGAAGCAGAAAAGGCTGAACTTGAACGCAAGTTGCAGGAAGATGTCGCTCGCTTTGGGGTTAAAAATGATAAGTACCAAACGGCTTTGCGCCAAGAGATTGAGTTGCTTGACATCAAAATCAAGGAAGAATCCAAGATAATTAACCAAGCGGCAAGCACTCTATCAGCAGCAGAAAAGTCAAGAAGGGACAAAGCCCTTGCTGACCGCAAAGCCGAACAGGAGCGAACCAAAGCCATTGAAATTGAAGGCTATTACGAGCGTCTTGAATTACAAAAGCAATTTTCGACAGAATACGAGGATGCAATAATTGCAGGGATGCGAAAGGAAGCGGCTGCAAGGATGCGATTTGCGTCTTTGGAAAATGCAAGGGACAAGGCATCAAAGGAGGGTCAACTCCAGCGTGAGGCTGACTTGCGTCAAGCCCAACAACAAATGGCTGACCAATCGTTCTCTATCATTGGCGACATCATCACGGCAACGGCAGGGCAGAGTGAGGCAGCACAACGGAAGGCGTTTAACATAGCCAAGGCGGCAAGCATCGCTCAAGCCATCGTCAACACCTACCTCGCCGCAAATGCGGCATTAGCAATGGACCCTCTCAAGGAAGTGTTCCCAGGTCAGCGATTCGTGCAGGCAGCACTTACGATAGCCGCAGGTCTTGCAAATGTGGCCAAGATTAAAGCGACTCAATTCCAAGGTGGTGGAGGTGGCGGAAGTTCTGCGCCATCCCCTGCCGCTGGTAATGCGACTATGACCCCGCCTCCAACCTTTACAAGCCCGCAAACGACCAACCTCGGAACGGGTGACCTGTCATCGGGTCAGGGTCAGCAGAACCAACCCATGCGGGCCTATGTCGTTGAGCGTGACATTCAGCAGACGACCAGCAGGGTGCGCCGCTTGTCCGAATTTGCAACATTGGGGTAAGGATTACATATCCCCACATGGAACTTCCCGTGTACCGAATGACCGTGGACGAGGTGGACGAAGGCGTGCAGTTTGTCGCCCTCGTTGATATGCCTGCGATTGAAAAACCCTTCCAAGCCTTTGCCAAGACCCCGCAAAGATTCGCCGAAACGGGAGAACGCAGGGTGCTGACGGGACCGCTCATGCTTGCCGACACACCCATCTATCGGAAGGACGACACCTACGGCGAGTATTATGTCGTGTTTGACAAGGCCACCATCCGCAAAATCGTGCAGAAGTACTTCAAGCAAGGCAACCAGCACAATGTGAACGCTTACCACAATGCAGAACTCGATGGCGTGTTCATGTTCGAGAGTTACATCACCGACACCGAGCGGGGCATAATGGCTCCCAAAGGCTACGAGGACACCCCCGACGGCTCTTGGTTTGGTTCCTTCAAGGTTGAGAACGACGAAGTGTGGGAGAACCGCCACGCCTTCAAAGGTTTCTCCGTGGAGGGCTTGTTCGGGATGAAAAATACAGGAACCGAACTGGAGGTCGCACTTGCGGGCCTCGCAGACGATTTGACTAACTTTTTGCAACATATCCAACCAAACTACAAATCCCAATAACATGAACTTAAAAGCAGCCATTGACACTTTGCGGACCGAACTCCGCAAGTTCACAACCCAAAAGCAATCCTTTGCCGACTACAAGTTGGTGGATGGAACCGTTGTCCGTGTGGACGGCGACCTCGTTGCAGGTACCGCCGTGTATGTCATCACCGAGGACGAAACCCTTCCTGCTCCTGACGGAGAGCATCAAGTGGAAGGTGTTGGAACAATCAAGACCGAAGGTGGCAAAATCACCGAAGTTGTCGTAGCCGAAGCCCCAGCACCTGTTGAAGAAGTCGCCGTTGCTGCTGAGATAACCCCCGAAGTTGCGGGTGAAGTGGTGAGTGAAATCGCCGAAGGTTACCCAATGGTGGACCCCGCAATGGTTGAAGAAATCGTCAAGAAGCACTTGGTGAGCATCATGGAGGAACTCAAAGCCGCCTACGCTGAAATGGGCAAAATGAAGGACAAGATGGCCGCATTTGCATCGCAGATGGAAACCATGACGGACATTGTCGAGAAGGTCGCCGAACTACCATCCGAAGCCCCGAAGCCAACCGCCTCCGCTATTGTGGAGCAACGGAAGGCCGCTGCCCAGCAGAACTTCAACGCACTCGCACAAGCAATCCAAACTCTCAAAAAATCCAATTAATCCTTAACCCCCAAAACAAAAAGCCATGGCTTATTCATTCGTTGCACCGCTGACTACTTACACCGAGCAGCAGCGCCTCCCCCTCATCACCAAAGCGGTATTCTCCGCCCGTTCCGCAGCCTTGTTCACCAAACAGGTGGGCATAAAATCGTCTGCTGCACTTAACCTCATGGACACCGACGCAAACATTCAGTCGGGAACTGTCTGCGGTTGGTCTGCAACAGGTAACACTACTTTCACCCAGCGTAACATCACCGTAGGTGCAATGAAAATCCAAGAGGCCCTTTGTCCTCGTTCCTTGGAGCAGTACTGGATGCAGTCCCAGTTGACCGCTGGTTCAACTTATGACGGTGTTCCATTCGAGCAGGCATTCGCCGAGCAGAAAGCCCTCCGTATTGCCGAAGCGTTGGAGAACGCTATTTGGCAGGGCAACGCTTACTTCAGCGGTGTAAACCAATTGCTGAACGCTGCATCGGGTTCTACCGTTCTTGCTAACGCTTCCTCCACAACTTGGAACCCAGTATCGGCTTCCGTTGGTATCACGACTTCCAATGTCATCAGCATCT